CTTCTTGGATTTTATGGGGGATTAGCTCAGCTGGGAGAGCGCTTGCATGGCATGCAAGAGGTCAGCGGTTCGATCCCGCTATTCTCCACCAAAAAAGCACTGTACTTCGTAGGAAGTATGGTGCTTTTCTTTTTGCTTTCTTGGAGGTCACACTGAAAATCAGCCAAATGCCTGATTTTGCAGGCGTATGGACGGCAACCCCCAATTCTTGCTGTTTCGTTGTTTTTGAAAATGCTTGTTCGATGCCCGACTGTTTTGCAGGCGGACGTATCACTCCCCCTCAATGTAAGGAGTGAGATCGAAGTTGAACGAGATGTTGATCTGGTATCCGCGATATACGTCTACCCTGCGGATGAGCTGGTTGACGATCATCTTCTTCGCTTCAAAATTTGCACTGTCGTACAGGTCAGCATAAGAAATCAGTTCATCATACAGCCGCGACACTTTATCCATCAGCTCAGCCGTTTTCTCCAGTTCTTCACTGGCCGCTTCGCAAAGGTTTTCCAGCTCCGTGAGTTTCTCTTCCTGCGCTGTAATCATTTCGGCAAGGGTTTCTCTCGGTAACACGCTTTCACCTTTGATGCAAGCTAAAACCTCGGTTTTCAGTGCGAACAGGTCTTTTTCTGCCTTGTTCCGCTGTGTCTGAAGGTCTTGCAGATGATTCTTGCGTTCCGCATCCTCATCATCTGGGCAAAGCCGGAGAAGAAGCTCGACCTCCAAGGACTGAGAAAAATATTTTTCAAGTTGTTCGCGCTGGCTCATCCCGTCGGTTTCTTCCGAATTGAAGGGATAAGTCTCATTCATCTCAGTATTATTCTTATCAGTCTTATTACATCGTGGTTTTGCAGGGTCTTGACTTGCGCTTTTGAAGCCTCCAGATTCGTGATTTTCACGATTCTGGAATCGTGTTTTTGAAGAATCTGCCGAAAAGTTTTTCACATACACCAAACTTGGCCTTCCTAAACCTCTGCGTTTTCGTTCAATCAAACCAAATTCTTCAAGCTCCCGCAGCAACTTCGTCGCTTTGTTGTCTGCGCAACACAATGACCTCTTGACATCCTCGATCGTGAAGATGATGAACACCCGGTTCTGCTCGTCCAGCCAGCCGTTTTTGGCTGACAGGCTCATCCGATCCAGCAGGATACCGTAGAGCGTCTTGGCATCCGTGGACAGGCTCTGGAACCGCTGCTCCTGAAAAAGAGCCTTTGGAATGCGGTAGAAGGAGAAAAGCTCTCCAGTCTGTCCGTAGAAGTAGTCAAGGGTCATGCGGTTGGTTTATGGATAAAAAACAGCAAAAATACATCGGCATCGTTGAGAAAACCTCCTTGTCAATACTTTTGGGAAAAATAAAAAGCGCAACTTTGATGTGTAAAATCAAAATTGCGCTAAGTAAGCTGTCAGAAAAAACTTTTCTCGTAAATGACCTTCTCTCTGAGCAAAACCCATTGACACACTTAAAAATTGGGTGGTAAAATTGCCTTGTAGGCGGAGCATGATTCCTGGAAGCAGGATGCAGCTGTGAACCTTTTTGGTGGATAGAACGTATCAACGCGATATTAAGCCTGTCCCCGCACTTTCGTGTGGGGGTGTGTTTCGATACCGTTCGGGAGAGCGCTTGCATGGCATGCAAGAGGTCAGCGGTTCGATCCCGCTATTCTCCACCAAAAAAGCACTGTACTTCGTTGGAAGTACAGTGCTTTTCTTTTTGCTGAAGCTGGTTTTTGGGGGCTGCATCGCTTCGCCTGCACCGTTTTTAGGCTTTTGCAGGCGGTTCCTATACAACCCCCAACTTTTGACTTTACACCGTTTTCAAAAAGGAATGTTAGCAGGCCGGTTTTTCAGCAGGCTGCTGCATCATCCCCTTCAATGTACGGCGTAAGGTCGAAGTTGAAGGTAATGTTGAGCTGATAACCCCTCTTCTTTGCGGATCTTTCGGATCCGTTCTCCAACAAGGGATGCTGGTTCGGCTGGCTCAGATTCAGGTTGATCTTTCGCTTTTTTCACAGAGAACACCTCATTTGCGGGCAATCATCAGATGCCACGGAACGTAAAGGTGAACTCCACGGGCTTGGTCACATCAGGAATATACTCCGGGTGGACATTGGCACCCCAGCTGTCATCGCCGCCAACGCCCATCTGCTCACCCATAGCACGAATGACCGTGTAATGGACCGGGGGCAGCTCGTAGGGGTGCTTGGCACTCTCCATTTCATGGGGAGTGTAGGGCAGCGCAGAGAAGAACATGGGCTTTGCGGCATCTGCGGTAAACAGCAGTCCACGACCCTTGCGGTCCACTACTTTTGCCCAGCGCACAGCGGTCTTTGCTCCGCACTCCTGCGGCACAAGGTACTGTGCCATGTTGTCTGCAACCTTGTTCTGGTAAATGCCCAGCTTGGCACCATGCTGGCGATCCCAGTAGGTCTCCGCAGGGCCGTTTCCGTACCACTCCACCGTGTCGTAGTCAGCGTCGATCTTGAACAGCACACCGAACTCCGGCATGGCTGCAAGTCCTTCCACCGGGTCATAGTGCAGGGTGGTCTGGATGCGGCCATCGCCGAACACACGGTACTGCAGGCTGCACTCTGCTGCGGGGCTGGTCTGCAGGTTGTAGAGATAGGTCACGACAACGCTGTCGGCTTCCACCTCGCAGGTGGGGTTCTGGAGGATGGTGCCGCCATGAACAGACGGGATCTCCTTGCCGACACCCTTGGTGGTGGCATACAGGCTTGCCAGTTTCCACTGACCCCGGACACCGCCCATGTTGTTGCCGCAGTCGTTGTCGGTGGGAGCGCGCCAGAAGTTGGGACGGGGAATCTCCTGAATCATCTC